CGGATAGTTGTCAGCCACAGGACAATCAATGCTTGGGTAGTAAGCCACATCACCCTGAATCTCCAACTCACCAAACTTAACCATCTCAGAGTCAACCAATCTGTCTCTATGTTCAACAACAAACTTTCCATAACCCGTTTGTTGTCTAAAGAGACGGAATGCGTTGTAGTACATAAACGCAGAGATAGTATCAGCAACCACGGAATCATGGTTGAAATTTGGATAATGTCGATTCACGGCGGCCAGAGCCATATTTCGGTGGGTTTCGGTACAGACAGCAGTACTAACCTTGCTCTTAAGGAATTCCATAAAAGGAATAAAATATACAAACGAGCAGGTTTCATACAGTTTACCATCATAAACGAAAGCCTCATCAAAATCTAACTCCGCGTAGCAGCCACGAGCCTTGACAATCTTATCCCCATCTTCTAAATCCACTTTACAATAACCAGGCTTGCTAAACACAACCTGTTTAACGTCAGCAGACTCTTCACGACAAGGACGGACTACACCAGTGTTAAAACCAACAGCGTAACGATCTTGGTCCACATCCCACTTACTAAAAGCCTCAGGCAAAGGATTATCTTCACTAGTCTCAACAGCATAGTAAAGTTCTTCACCATCCCAACCATGAGGTATAAGCGAAGAGAAAACAATCAAAACATACTTGCTTTCTCTATCGAGCTGTTTAGCCTCACGATCAGCTTGCCTTTTAGCAGCAGGATGCATCCGCCCAACCGGTCTCTCACGCATATCATCAGGATCGTTCCTTCCACCATTGACCTTCTTTTGGTGGTCAACGTTTTTATTCCGAAAACCGGAATTACCATGGAAGTCTTCCAACTGACTTAACGCACGATTGATTTGGGCAGCGAGCTCGCTCTCAGGGGTATCGGGATGATCTTGCTTCTTAGCTTTCTTCTTCTTCCTTCCAGCACCAGAGAAGGCAAAGAAACCAGCAGGAGTCTGAGGTAAGGTTTGGCCATTAGCGGAAAACCCAATATCCAACGGTACGTAAGAAACTTGTTGGTTGGTCAGGTTAACCCCAGTGGCAATGTATACACCACCACCGGTGTATACATAACCATCCTCAGTATCCTCGGTAAAGAAGAGAGGTTTGGGTAAAGAAGTATAGACACAATCCCAATGCCCATGCACGGAATCCACCGCGTCATCACCTAAGTCACTATTAGAAGTGTACCTGATAATAACGACTGGATCATCCATTACATACTGACGCCCACCTAGGCCTACAGGAGTCAGAATCCACTCACCATGAACCTTATGATAGATTGCTAGTAGAGCAGACTGATCTGATACCCAAGCCAAGACACGCGCGAGAGCAAAAGTCGAACCAATGTCAGACCCAGCGAAAACATCATCTCGTAGATGCACGCAAACTTCATAATCCGGATGTTCACCATACCAGGCATAAAAGATTGCAGAGACACCACAAAATGGATTTCCACCTTGATCGAAAAACTGTGTGGGGGTAAAAATCGAATTCCAGTTCTCATCAAAGAGCTCTCCAACCAAGAAACCAAATCTCGGATTGAAAACGTCTTCGGGAAAAGGATGGGATTCGACATCGACACGGAATAAGAACTCATCCATCTGGTTGATGAAATCGTCAGGTTGAACATTCCCCTGTGGTACAACCACAGCGGGTTCCTGACCTCTATCACCACCAACAACCACGGAACGGTTGTCTGGAGGTTGAGCTCCTCTCCCTAAATATGAAGAAATAATAACAGCGATGATCAGATGGTCTTCACTTCCAAGACCCCCGTTCAACACCCCCAATTGACCGAGGGACTCTGACACGCAATCAGAGCCCCATCGCCATCAATATTTCTTCGCAACAATACCTTCCCGAGCCACCTCTTGGAGCATACACCGGTTGATATTTCCATTACGATCACTAGCAGCGGCCCGGACACCACGGGACATTGCACAACTCAAGGCATCAAATCCAACAACGTCGGAATAAGAAGCCGTGAGGGATGAATTGTTCACAAGTCGGCCGAAATACTCAGCATGAACTATGAACTCGTAATAGAAAGTCTCTCCGGGAACTCCAGTAATCATAATAGCACCACAAGACCCAGAAGTGGCTGAATCAAACTGCACTTGATTCTCACTAAATGGGTACACTTTGCGAGTATTACTAGCCGTAGCACCAGGATAGTCGTAAAGATTAGGACGTGGCGGAACCCAGACTATACGAGCTTCGTTCGATTTTCCCACCGGAATAATCTCACAAGCATCCATAGTAGACATATAATCTGCTGTCCAACCATTACCTGCACCAGCATCACTATGAGGAGAACCGATTATATCAACAAAATCCGGGTCAACTATACAATAATAGTTACCAGATCTATTGAGCTCAGTTCCTGTATAGTACATGCGCAACGATACTGCTACAATTCTGGCCTCAACGTCATTGGATGTAACGGCAGATGCGTTATATGGTAAATTTTGCATATAAACGGATCTAGGAGAATAAGCGTTACCTGTTTGTAGAATGACGGAAGTTGAGTTGGAAAATTGAGCAAGGTTAAGCGAATTATAGGCTGCAGTGGTTACACCAGCACAAGCCCGATCGTTGGCCAAAGAGGGCATGCCGTACACATACCCCACACCTTGAAGCCCTATTACGCCAGTACCACGAACAAACCCGGTGACCTTATAAGAAGGGTTAGAACCAGGACGAGGAATACCTATTCCTTTTACTCGAGGATGGAAGGGATTAAGGTAAGCATTGAACCAATCGTTGGCCGCTTTACCAAGAACAATTTTATTTCCACTAACAGCACTTCTTTGATTGCTGCCAGAATCACCATTCGATAAATTGTTAGGTTTACGAACAATATTTCGCTTAGCTTTACGCTTCATGGATCGAGCCATTTTACCAGCTCCAGCAATGGCTGCTTTAGCAGCAGTCT